TTATGTGGGTAGTTTGTTTAAACTAGATAGCCCTAAGCCTAAGGTTATCTTACTAGATGAGTTTATGAAGTCACCTAAGTTATTGCAAGTGATATTCACAAGACTTATGCTAGAGAGATGTGTAGGTGATACACCATTACCTGAGGGCAGTATTGTCTTTGCAACATCTAACAATGCAAGTGACGGCGTAGGTGATAGTATGTTGGCTCATGCAGGCAATCGTGTATGTATTATGCGTATGGAAAAGCCTGATGCAGACTCATGGCTTAAATGGGCGAATGATAATGAAGTGCATCCGTTGATTAGAGCATGGGTTCATATGTTTCCAAGAGCATTAGCATCTTACTTAGATGGTGGGCAAGAGGATAATCCATATATCTTTAATCCTAGTAAGCCTATGTTATCTTTTGTATCGCCTCGTTCACTAGCTAAATCAAGTGTGATAGTTAAGAATAGAGATATCATTGGTGATAATGCAACTATGGTGGCATTGTCAGGCACGCTAGGTATGAGTGCGTCAGCAGATATGTCAGCGTTCTTATCGTTAGAGAGACAATTACCTAAGTTTGCAGACATCTTAGAGAAACCAACTGAGATTAGAATACCTGATGACATCGCAGGACAACTTATGTTAATGTTTCAAGCAGTAGATACTTTGCAAACACAAGACGAATTGAGTAGCTTTATGAAGTATATCAATCGTATTGAGAGTAGCGAGATGCAAGCAGTATTCTTTACTATGATGGTGCGAAGTGCCAAAGGTGTTAAGTTAGCTAGAAGTAATGCTGACATCGCCAAATGGGCTACCGAAAACCATATGTTATTTTAACAGGGGACAACTATGACAACCCAAGAAACAAGACTTAAGAAAGCCCATGTAGCTTTGCTTAAAAATCCTGAGACATCATTATACTCAGGTGTGATACTCATGGGTAAGAGTAGCGTCATTGATGATGAAATCACAGCATATACTGACGGCGTGAACAAGAAGTATGGTCGTAAGTTTATTGATAAGTTATCTGACTCTGAACTCAGAGGTTTGGTAATGCACGAGAACTTACATGTAGCGTTGAAACATATACATCGTTTCATGCCTGAGTTTAAAGCTGAGCCAACTTTGATAAATGCGTCAGCAGATTATGTTGTGAATGACATCATCATGAACTTCAAAGCCGAGACTTGTAAGCTACCACAAGGTGCATTGTATGATAAACAATTTCATAATTGGTCTGTGCGTGAAGTGTATGAGTTTCTTAAGAAAGAACAGAAACAAAACAAAGATAAGCAGAGCCAACAAGGTGAGGGGCAAGGTTCAGGTGACGGCGTTGGTAAGCCACGGGACTTATCTACACTAGATGAACATGACTTTGAAAATGCAACTGAGATGACGCCTGAACAAGTAGCAGAACAAGCAGGCAAAATTGATAAGGCATTAAGACAAGGTAATATCTTAGCAGGTCGCATGGGTAGTAAGATGCCACGAGCCATTGAGGAATTACTAGAACCTAAGATAGATTGGCGACATGTGTTAAGAGAGTTTGTGACATCAACTATGCGAGGTAGTGATGAGTATACATGGCGTAGGTTTAACAAACGACTTATGGCTAATGATTATTATTTACCAAGCATGGAGAACGAGGCAGTCGGTGAACTCGTAGTAGCCATTGATACATCAGGTTCCATCGGGGGTGTTGAACTCACAGAGTTTGCATCAGAACTGGCATCTATTTGTAGCGTATGCTCACCTAGTAAAGTCAGAGTTTTGTGGTGGGACACCGAAGTGCATAAGGAACAAGTCTTTGAGGGTGATTACAATAACATAGCATCGTTATTAAAACCTGAGGGTGGTGGTGGCACGCATGTATCGTGTGTAAATAAATATTTACTTGACAACAAAGTTAATAGTGAGGCAGTATTAGTATTCACAGACGGGTATGTTGAGAACGATATTGAATGGACTATCTCTACGCCAACATTGTGGGTTGTGACTCAACGGCGAGACTTCGTAGCACCTAGTGGTCAAGTGATTAGAAAGGATTAACATGGGTATGAGTAAAGAGTATTATATGACAGAGTTAAAAGCTAGGTTTGATGTAGATGATATGAGAATGATTGTCAAGGAAAACATCGTTGATACATTTCTTGATGGTGGTTTTGATGATAAAGGTAGACTTACGAAAACTAATATAGGCGATTATGCCAATGATGTATCTAAGTTTATGCAAGACGATGAAGTGATAGAGTATATATTAGATAATGATTTATTAGAAATAGTAGAAAGTGCATTTAAATAAAAAGGAGAATAGTATGTCAACAGCAATAGCATTAGATATTAATGAAGTATCAGATGAGTTATATAATCTATTGATAGATGAGTGTAGAAAACAATATGGTGAGGACTATCACTATAAAAACTTTTCAATCATTGTATCAAGGGAAAGGATTGCTATGTTTGATGAGAAAGAAATCAATCAATGGCATGGGAGAACAACGCAGATAAATACAAGGAGATTAGATAAATGAGTCATTTAACATATGAACGATTTAAAAACTTACATAAAAATGTAACACCCTATCGTGGAACTAATCAAATTCCATATGCACATAGAGCACATAGACATAAATTCTTTACGCCTGTTGAAGTGAATGGTGAAGTAGAATATCACTTAAGCTATTATTGGGAATGGGAAAAAGAATTCATGGATATGGCAGAGTTTGAACAAGCTAAAGAACATATGGGTAAGCGTGAACTTAATTCATGGAATGAACCAGCACCTCAGTATTATGATAAACAATCATTTTATTATAAATATTATAGGGATATAAAACCGTATGGTATATTGAGGTCGGATAATACATTAGAGATAGTAACAAATAATATGCATCAAGGTTTACGCATGCACTTATCAGATAATTTAAATAGAGGTGCGTATGTTATGCGTGATTGTAATTCAGGTGGTAGTATTATAACAGACTCGTGGCGTGATGCACGCAGACAACTTAAAATACCTATGTTTAAAGGTATGAGGTTTAGTGTTGATACACTTGAAATGCATGAGAGCTCTCGATATGTAATAGATGTTAAGCGTGTAGACCGTAAGAAATCTAATGAAGTATTAAAAAGTTATAAAGATAGTTTTACTTTGATGAACACATTTTATAAGACTATGGACAAAGATGCTTTTACAAATGAACTAAAAGAAACAGCTAAGGAATATTTACTTGATAAGGAAAATCAATATATAAGACCTTCAGTTAATCAAGCCCATAAAATGGGTGCTGAGATGTTTAGAGATAATCCTATGGTAGCCTCATATCTAACTATTCTAAGTGGTGGATATGGTAATGCTCGTTGGGTTGCAAGAATGACAAGTGATAGTCTTTATTATGATGTGCCATGGTATGCTCGTAAAGCTGAAAATGAATTAAGATTAAATCTAAAATATAGACACGAAACTTTTACTAAGTTAAAATACTGGCACTTTGATAAAGCATATCCTCAATCTAAATGGGGTATTGATATATTTGACATAAACGGAAATAAATTAGAACAACTATAGGAACCATATGAAACCCTATATATTTGCAGAGTGTTATGATGAAGCGTTAGAAAATCTCATTGAAAAGGACAGGGCAAAACCTCTCATTGAAGAAATGTTTTACCAATACGGACTAAAGGTTATGCACTCAATTCCTTTACTTCGTGTTAAGTATGGCAAAGATGTAACCTATACAAGTAACTTTGAATTAGCTACAAGTGTAGATAATATCTCTAACGCTTTCATCTTAACTTTAGACGGACTACCTTATTGTGCTGTGTATGTTGCAGAACTAGATAAGCCTACCTATTGTTATTATACTTTATTCTATCATAAGGATAGAGCTAAATATGGTAATGATGATAGGGGAACTTTACGGTCAATACACATAGATAGTTTACTAAAAAATATAGATAAAAATAAAGCTATGCCTTGCGACCAAGACATCATAGACTATACAACTAATCAGCTGTATCCTTTATTAAATGAAATGTTTGATAGTAAAAAAGAATTATATATGATAGGTAATTACTACGGACTAAAAGGTTATACCATAGGTAAAATAAAAGCCTACAATAGTAAACCTAAATCTGATTATGATATTTTTGAAATTGCAGATTTATTTCATAGAGTGACAGACATACAAAACCATGAGGACAAAGATATTCTTATACCAAAGCTAACTATGCTAAAAGTATATCTAGATACCTATGAATACGAAAGAGAGGACATATTTTTAAAAGCAATCCATAGGATACCCACGCAGTTAATTGAACTCGATGCTATTGTAGCATCACCACCTGTCGTCAGCGTATTAAGTTGTGCATGGACGATATTACCAACGGGAGATTAGATGAACCAAGCATTTGGAACTGATGAGGAAGAACTACAAAGAGTATTACACCCTATACCTCATGAACTATTAGATGATATATACCGAGTGCCTGTTAGACATAAGGATAAAAAGTATACCGTATATTTAGGCAATAACACGATACGAATGTATAGGGATGAAGCCTTACCTATTAACATACGAGCCAAGATTACTATGGCTAATGCATCATTAGATGAGAAAGTTATACCTAGAGATGTTGATACGCATTATATTAGTTTATTTATATTTAAAAAAGGTTTAGGTATTAACGAAGTATGTTATAAGGCAAGTGAAACTATGTATATAGTATTCTTAGATGAACTAGAACTTAAGGAATTAGAGATATGACACCTGAGGGTAAAGTAAAAGCTAAAGTAAAGAAAGTATTAGATAGCCTAGAGTGCTATCATTTTTCCCCACAAACGGGGGGATATGGTAGGTCAGGTGTGCCTGATATCATCGCTTGTATTAATGGTAGGTTCGTAGGGATAGAGTGTAAATCAGGAACCAACCAACCCACAGCGTTGCAAAAAAACAACATAGATAGAATAAATGCCTGCAAAGGCTTGGGGATTATCGTAAATGAGAGTAATATAGAGGTATTCATAACCAGAGTAAAGGGGTTAATATGACTATGATTAAAAATATTCTTAATAGATACAAAGGAAAAACTATTAAGTTTATCAAAAAGGTGAAAGATAATGTCAATCACCCATCACACTACACTCAAGGCAGTATCGAGTGCATCGACGCCATCGCAGAGGCAACTAAAGGATTATTCGGTATTGAAGCAGTATGTATCGGTAATATCTTTAAATACTTATGGCGATGGAAATTCAAAAACGGGCTTGAGGATTTAGAGAAAGCTGAGTGGTATCTCAAGCGTTTAATCAAAGAAGTAAAAAACCAAAAGTAATAAATAAGAGAACTGGTTTCTTTTTATAAGGAGATGCTATGTTAAACCATGCATTGATGTGCTTAGCCACGACCATATATATGGAAAGTGCCTATCAACCTATACAAGCTCAAGTCGCAGTAGGATATGTTTTAATGCGTAGAGCAGACTTCAATAAAGATAACGTCTGTAAAGAAATGAAACGACCATATCAATTCTCATGGTATGGAAAAGTAAAGCCACCCGAACGATTGCGTCAAGAATATATTGACTTGGCATGGCGTGTCATGCATAATTTAGAAGTGGATTATTCATACGGAGCCACACACTTTCATGACACAAGCATTAAAAATCCGTGGAGAATGAAGCCCGTAGTCAAATGGGCACAATTAATATTTTATAAAGAAGGAGAAGGTAAATATGGAAAGACATTACGAAACGTTTGAAGCATGGTGGGAAGCCAATAAATACAACATGGCAGATGCTGATACGAATATAGAAATAGCTGGAAAAGCATGGCGTGATGGCTATGACGCAGGAGTTAATAAAACACTTGACTTACAAAATAAAGTCAATGTAAAAAAGCTCGTTGAAGCTTTTGGGGGGTTGTAAATGGAAAAGCTAACCAAAAAACAAATAGAGGGCTGCACATTAAAAACAGGAGAGAAAATCTCTGTTGATGATTTAAAAAAAGTAGTGCTAGAGGTGCTAGACCATAAAACTTTAAATGTAAAAGAGATTACAGAAGCATCTAATGCAAAAGCAACTGATGTGCAATATATTATAAATGCTCTAAAAAAAGAATATAATATTACAGCATTTTATCGAGATGAGTTAGTGTATTATACTAAAGTATTACCTTGTTATTTACAAGAGATACTTCACCCGATGCCTGACTTTACTGGCAGAATAATTAGCACACATAAATATAGATTTGATTAGGATATAATTATGAATAAATTAATTATGGTATTATGTATTATAGTAGCAATATTAACAGGATATGGATTAGGTTCATACACTCACATGCAAAAGAAATATAAGATGAATTTAAAATGTATACAAGGTGAACTCTATGAAGAGGTCAGAACAAACATGTTTGTGAAGTCGCACTTAGAATGTTTTGAACAAAGGAGTTTCTAGATGAAAAAAGCACAATTAAAAGTGTTAAGTGTAAAAGAAAAAGGTGATACATGGTATATCACAGTAGACACCAATGAAGAAGGTCGTAGAATACTTATGCAGGCGGGCATAGACTTAGCCTTGAAGAACATGGTAGATGATAATATAAATAAACTATCGTGGTGGCAACGCTTTAAATACGCTTGGAGAAATGCTAAATGACTTGGAACTATAGAGTATTGAAAAGACACGATGATATATTAGAAGAAGATTTATACTACTTAATAGAATGTTATTACGAAGCTGATGGTTCACTTAAAGGATACCACGAAGATGTGGGTCTTATAGGTAATAGCACTCAAGAACTATTAGATGTATTAGAAATGATGAAGCAAGATATTTTAAAAGATAGACCCATACTAGCCCACGAAGATTTTTATAAAAAAGATGATACCATTTAGCCATGTAGTTAAGATAGACGGAGAAGCTATCCGTAAATTCAGGTCGAAAAAGGAAGCCCTGTGGTTTGCAGAAAATAAGAATGATGCTACCATAGAAAAACTACCTATTGAGGAAGTGGTTAAAGATATATTTAACCTAGACGAATTTACAAAGCTACATGGAGAACCCTTGTTTTGAACGACGAAGCAGACTTAGCCAACGACCACTTACAGCATATTATAGATACTGCCTTAGCCAACGCCGCCAACAGAGCTAAGACGCCTGTCAACACGACTGGACAATGTATATGGTGTGAAGAACCAATTAAAAGTGAACAAAGATGGTGCTCTGTCGAGTGCAGAAACGACTATGAAAAAGTTTATAAGTAAAAAGGAGAAAGAAAATGCTGACGGAACAACAGAAAGCAATACGAAAGTTTGAACAATGGCAACAAAGAAAGTTTATTAAGAACGCCAAACAAGGGCGTTATTTTTTTCGCCCTGACATGATAGGGACACCTACACCCCGAAGTTATCGTGAGGTTTACGGCGTAGATTATTATAAAGATACCACAGAAAAAGATGAGAGAATAACTGATTGGATTATGGGATTATTAGTTGCATCTTATATTATATTTGTTATACTCAATGAGTTAAATTACCTCTAAGGAATTATGAACTTAATCACGCTAGACTTTGAAACATTTTATGACCAAGGATTTAGTCTGTCAGGACTTACTACGGAAGAATATATTAGGTCATCTCAATTCGAGGTCATCGGTGTAGGAGTAAAAGTAAATGACGAACAAACGAAATGGCATACTGGCACGCATGCAGAGATTAAATCTATTCTTGATGGATATTATATTCAAGACAGTGCTTTACTTTGCCACAATATGTTATTTGACGGTGCTATCCTTAGTTTTATATTTAATATATCCCCGAAACTTTATCTTGATACTCTTTGCATGGCTCGTGCTATACATGGTGTCAATGTTGGCGGGTCATTAGCTTTCCTCGTTGAGAAATATAATCTAGGAGAGAAAGGCACAGAAGTTATTGAGGCTAAAGGCAAACGTCGTCAAAACTTTACGCCTGCTGAACTTGATAGATACGGTATGTATTGTAAGAATGATGTAGACCTTACCTATAAATTATTCAAAGTATTATCTAAAGACTTCCCTGAGAATGAGATTAAACTCATTGACATTACCCTTCGCATGTATACTTCGCCAACTTTGCATGTTGATGATGCACTTCTTGTCACAAGGTTAGAGGAAATTAAAGATGAGAAGAAAGCGTTATTACAAGGTTTAATGTCACGCCTAGAGTGTGCAACCGAGGAAGATGTACGAGCCAAGTTAGCATCTAATAAACAATTTGCTGAGATACTTCAAGAACTTAATATCCCTGTGCCGATGAAAGTTAGTGCAACCACAGGCAAAGAAGCTCCCGCATTAGCTAAGACTGATGTAGGTTTTATTGCATTAACAGAACATGAGGACTCATTCATTCAAGAACTTTGTCGTGTAAGGTTAGGAACCAAGTCAACGATAGAGGAGTCTCGCATAGAAAGATTTATTGACATAGGTGCTAGGAATAAAGGACTATTACCTATCCCACTTAAATACTACGGTGCTCATACAGGCAGATGGTCAGGCACAGACAAGGTAAACTTCCAAAACTTACCATCAAGAGATAAGAAAAAGAAAGCATTAAAGAACGCCGTCATAGCACCCTCTAACCATCAAGTTATTAACTGTGACTCATCACAGATTGAAGCAAGGATTTTAGTATGGCTTGCAGGACAGAATGATGTTGTAGAAATGTATAGACAAAACAGAGATGTTTATTGTGAGTTTGCATCTAAAGTTTATAACAGACCTATCACAAAGAAAGACCCAGTAGAACGCTTTGTAGGTAAGACTTGCACGCTTGGATTAGGTTATGGCACAGGCTGGGCGAAACTCCAACACACACTTAAAACCCAACCACCTGGTGCTAATTTAGATGACAATATGTGTCAGACATTAGTTAAAGTTTATCGTGATGTTAACTATAAAGTTATTGAGCTATGGAAAAAGTGCGACGATGCTCTAAGAGATTTATCAGCATGGCCTAACAATAAAGAACCTTATTATCTAGACGAGCACAAGTGCTTACTTATTACACCTAAAGGGATTAAACTTCCTAATGGCTTATATATTTATTACCCAGGACTCACATGGGATACATCAGAAGCTAAGAGTAAGTATGTTTACAAGTCTAGGAATGGCTTTACCTCTATATGGGGTGGGTCTGTAGTAGAGAACGTCGTGCAAGCATTAGCAAGAATTGTAGTAGGTGAGCAAATGATTGCCATCAATGAGAAGTATAAACCTGTGTTAACTGTTCACGATGCGGTAGTCTGTGTCATCCCAACACCCGAAGTTGATTTAGCTAAGAACTTCATCGTTGATATTATGTCAACGCCACCAAGTTGGGCAAACGGGCTACCCGTCGCTTGTGAAGCACATTACGGAGAAAGTTACGGAGACTGCTAATGAAAAAGACAGCAAGAAATGATATAACAGGTGACTTCATAGCAAGTAAACCTAACAGCGAACAGTTTGAAAAGAATTGGGATTTAATATTTGGTAAGAAAAATAAAAATCAATTAGCCGAATACGAACTTAATAAATCAACAGGTGAAGTGCAGAAAAAAGATGAGTGATTTTACATGGTCATATTCATCATTAAAGCAATTTCTTAACTGCCCTAAACAATATCAAGAGATTAGAGTATTAAAGAATTATACCTCTCAAGATACTCCACAAACTATATATGGAAAGGAAGTGCATAAAGCACTTGAAGATTATGTCAGAGACAAGGTGGAACTTGCTAAAAATTACGAACGTTTTAAAAAGGTGGTGGATGAGCTTATATCTATACCTGGTGATAAGTATTGTGAACATGAAATGGCATTGGGCAAGGATAAAGGACCGTGTAATTTTGACGATGACAATCGTTGGGTTAGGGGTATTGTCGATTTACTTATTATTAATAACGATACCGCTTATATTATCGATTATAAAACTGGGAGTAATAGGTATCCAGACCCTAAACAATTAAGACTTATGTCACTTATGACCTTTGCTCACTTTCCTCAAGTCAATAGGATTAAAGGTGGACTATTATTTTTATTAAAAAATAGTTTCTTAGGTGAAGAATACCATAGAAACGATATTGAGGACTCATGGTCTAAATTTGCTCAACCCTTGACAAGATTGACACAATCTTATACATCTAATATATGGCTTCCTAACCCTACCCCTTTGTGTGGGTATTGTCCAGTCAAAAGTTGTGAGTTTAACAAAGGATAAGATATAATATAGGTATATTGATAAAGGAATTATTATGCCATATGTAAATAAACCCAGACCTTATAAGAAAGAATACGAGCAACAAAAAGCCCGTGGTGAACATGAACGTCGCATGGAAAGACAACGTGGTCGCCGTTCTTTAGATAAAAAAGGTAAAGATGTAAATGGTAATGGTAAAGCTGACATGCGAGAAGGTAAAGATGTATCTCATGTAAAAGCCCTTGATAAAGGCGGTTCAAATAAAGATGGACTTCGCATCCAATCTGCCTCTAAAAACCGTTCATTTAAGAGGGACTCTCAAGGTAATTTAGTCTCAGAAGTTAGTAAAAAAGAACGTAAAAAGGTCAAATAATCACTTGACATTTATCTAGCAATAACCTATACTGTAGTTTCCTGCTGTTGCATTAGTGGTTTCTCTTTTCCTTTCCCCACTAGTGTGACCGATTAACCCCCGTAAGGGGTTTTTAATTTATAGGAAATTATGGAAATTATAGAAAACTCTGCTTTGAAGTTAGTCGTGCCTGAACACATCGTTCCGCACATTACTGACAACATAGAAAAAAGTGAAGTTTTATCTACAAAAGGAAACCTAACAGAAGTCTTGATATATTGGGGACTTAATGAAATGACTAGGCTAAATCAGCTAGTCGCATTTAAAAATAACCTTCCTTCCCCTATCACTCGTGATTATAATTGGCCAGGTGTATATCAACCATTTGACCATCAAAAAACAACCGCAGAATTTTTATCTATTAACCGTAAGGCGTTTTGCTTTAATGAAGCAGGCACAGGTAAAACATCTTCTGTCTTATGGGCAGCTGACTATCTTATAGCACAGGGTGAAATTAAACGTGTCTTAATTATATGCCCATTATCTATTATGTATTCTGCATGGCAAGCAGATATATTTAATACGGCTATTCATAGGTCTGTGGCTGTAGCTCATGGCACTGCTGAAAAAAGAGAAAAGATTATTAAAGGTGAGTATGAGTTTGTTATTATTAATTATGACGGTGTAGGTGTAGTAAGAGAAGCTATTGAATTAGGCAACTTTGATTTAGTTGTAATTGATGAATGTAATGCTTATAAAACAGTATCTACAGCAAGATGGAAAACATTAGCTAAAATATTAAGACCATCAACAAGACTATGGATGCTTACAGGAACGCCTGCATCTCAATCACCTCTTGATGCTTACGGCTTAGCCAAATTAGTTTGTCCTCATAGAATACCTAAAGTAACTGCGGGATGGCGAGACAGAGTTATGTATCAAGTGTCTCGTTTTAAATGGGTTCCTAAACCGTCTGCAAAGAATGATGTGTTTAAAGCCTTACAGCCCGCTATCCGCTTTGCTAAAAATGAATG